TTTATCCACAAAAGCTGTTCCAGATGTTTCATAAACATTCCGGAATTCTTCCTTTAACCAATCATAATCATAATTAACAATAACTCTATTATAAACATCTCTAACATCTCTTGTTATAGAAAAAGAATCCTCTAATATTTCATTTTGCCCAATTTTTCTAATATAAGTCCTTGAAACTGCTGGTCTATAAACACTAAAATTTGCCTGATTTTCTTTATCAAAATAAAAATTTGACATTGAATTAACCCCTAAATCTTGGATTAAATCAATTGTATTTTTATGTATTTCACCATTCATTATATATCTAAAATTAAAAGTATTTAACCAATTCTCTGCAATATCAAATGAAGAAGTTCCTATATCATTTGCTGATAATCCACACAAAGTTCTGTCCGTTAATATATCTTTTAAAATAAGTGCTGGATTTGTTAATAATGTACCATACAATGTTGTTATATAGCTGTTTGAGACAAGACCAGTCCCACTTTTCCCAATTTGCCCAGCACCCCCACCACCAGACCATTGATTTTTTCTCCAATAATCTGGCCCACTTGTCCCTGTAACGGTTCCATTTGACCAAAGATTAAAGTCGGCATTTAATAATAACCCAGTGCCCTCCCCTGAAATAAATGGTGAGGTAACTGTACCAATATTTGTTTTGAACCCATCAAATAAAACAATACCCGCCCCTGCCGCATCTGCTCCAAAAAAAACTTCATAACCAGCAGTTCCCGTTTTTCCCCATGTATGTGTTGCCCAAACCCAAGTTCCATAATTTTCTGAATGAGTGCCTCTGTAAAAAAGCCCAGTTGCTCTATTCTTAATCCCTACATGAGCAACCCCACTTGCACTATTTTTTATCCAGCATCCCACCGCTATATGCTGGGTCCCAAAATAATTAATAGTTTGTGTATGCGTAACTCTTGTAGTAGAAGATGGGCCTTCACCACTCCTTTTAATAAAAACGTCACTTTCAGAAGTAGAAAAAGAAGTACCATAAACATATCTTGTACTATCAACTTTACCCTCAATTTCTACATATACCTGTTTAGTTCCTTGACTTGTACCAAAATCTATAAAACTCATTGTATGAGTTCCAGTATGAGTTCCAGCAGTTTTTGGGGTAAAATTAAATACTTGTGTTCCACCGCTCCAAACTTTTACAACTGTTCCTATGGCATGATCCGCAATTAAATATCTTTTCTTAACAGTATCAATAAAAATTGGATGTATAAGTGGAGCATTAGTAAAATCACCATAAATATATGGTATTGGTTTTCCAACAAGATCTGTTTCATGATCTGTTTTAGTTCCATCTACCATTACAGAAGTACCTATATTAGGGAATTCTGCAACTGTTATAACTCTTGGTGGAATATCCCTAAAAATTTTATTTGTATAATCCCCAATTGAAAGTCTAAATTCTTTATTACTTCTTTCCTCTTTTTTAATAATTCCCTTATATAAAGTATAAGCTACGCCAACAGAAATATCCCCTGGACTTCCTGCACCTATTGGTCCACCATTGGCTAATATTGAACAATTAGCCAAATAGGTGCAATCGGCTAAGTATTCAATAACATTTGACCCACTAAAACCCATCTTTAAAACAGACGGTTTATTTAATATTGAATAATTCCAAGGCCATTTACTAAATTCTAAATCACCATTTGCTAAAGAAATTGATAAATCGGATGTTTCAAATTGACCATTCTCCGGTTGTACACTTCTATGAATTGCACCAGTATTTTGTAATTTAGATTTATAATAAACTCCTTCAACATCTCTACCAAGATTAGCGTACGTTTCGGTCCCAGTTGCATTCTGACCAAGAGTCCCACCAATATTAATTGACAACAAGTAAATTATTTCTTTACTTGAATCTTGTCCCTTGCCTGAAGACTTTATGATGGTTTCAAAATTAGCCATTAATTTTTAATATTATATTTTTACTACTACCCTACCACCATCTACCACTTATTATTTCATACCTAGCTACTCGACCATTATAATTTGGCACAAAATACATATATCTACCATCAAAACCAGCTCCTGGAAATCCTTTACATGCAGGGTCAAGTTGTGTTTCCATCACAAATGTACCCCAAGATGAAACTGTATTAAAATCTTGTGTAGTGTCATACCTAGCTACTCGACCAAAAGGAACACCATTATAATTTGGCACAAAATACATATATCTACCATCAAAACCAGCTCCTATAAATCCTTTACATGCGGGGTCAAGTTGTGTTTCCATCACAAATGTACCCCAAGATGAAACTGTATTAAAATCTTGTGTAGTGTCATACCTAGCTACTCGACCAAAAGGAACACCATTATTATTTGGCACAAAATACATATATCTACCATCAAAACCAGCTCCTCGAAATCCTTTACATGCAGGGTCAAGTTGTGTTTCCATCACAAATGTACCCCAAGATGAAACTGTATTAAAATCTTGTGTAGTGTCATACCTAGCTACTCGACCAAAAGGAACACCATTATTATTTGGCACAAAATACATATATCTACCATCAAAACCAGCTCCTATAAATCCTTTACATGCAGGGTCAAGTTGTGTTTCCATCACAAATGTACCAAAATACCTTGTTGCCATTATCTGCCTATCCAAATATCCAGAACCTCCATTATTAAATCTTGTTGCAAATATTTTTTTTCTATTTTCTAATGATAACCAAGTATGAGAATCTTTTAATATTTCTATATTCAATTCTTGTAAAGTAGCTGTCCCACTAATAGTTAAAGCCCCATTAATCTTAATCCTACTATTAGCAAAATCCCCATAAATAAGTGGGTTTGCTGTATTTGAATTTGCTATATAAAGTTTATCACTACCTGTTTCATCATATCCAGCTTGGTATCCTATAAGTACATTGGCATTTCCTACAGTATTATTATATCCGACAGCATGACCAATGAAAACATTTTTTGAACCAGATGTATTTGAATATCCGGCGGCATTGCCTATGAAAACATTATTATGACCAAAAGTGTTAAAACGCCCAGTTTCCTCCCCTATGCAAATATTATTTCTGCCAACAGTATTTGAATAACAAGAACGAAATCCAATACCAACATTAGCATTACCAGAAACAGTATTAAAACCAGATTCAAAACCCAAAAAGAAATTTTCCTCCCCTATTGTATTTGACTTTCCTGCATTATCCCCAAGAAATGTATTATATTTCCCAGTAGTATTACTGTATCCCGCATTATTGCCTACAAAAGTATTCTTTACACCCGTGGTATTTTTTACCCCAGAACTAGCCCCAATAAATGTGTTAGGCCCTGAAGTTGTATTATACCCAGATAAGTTTCCTATAAATGTATTAAAATTACTTGTTCCAGAAATAGCCCCTACATTTACTCCAAAACCAATAAAAGTGTTTGAGGAGCCCGTAGTATTTGGAAACCCCGCATTATTTCCAATAAAAGTATTATAACCCCCTGTTGTGTTGGTATAGCCAGCAGCAGCACCAATAAAAGTATTTTGAGACCCTACTGTGTTATTATACCCAGAATGCCCTCCTATACAAATATTTTCCATCCCAGAAGTTAACTTTCTTCCACTCAAAAATCCTACCAAAGTATTATTCATACCAGTTGTGTTACCTCTCCCTGCATGGAATCCTATAAAAGTATTCCTTGAAGTGATATTATTGTATCCAGATTGATTACCAATAAAAGTATTACAAGAACCTTCGGTATTAGAATATCCAGTATTATACCCAACAAAAAGATTCTCACCACCAGTTGTATTTTTTCTCCCAGCAAGATTACCTATGAAAGTATTTGGTAAACTTGTTGTATTTGCTCTACCAGCATGATAACCAACAAAAGTATGCCCAGATAAAGTAGTGGTACGGCCTGCTTGATTGCCCACAAAAGTATTGCAAGTACCACTTGCATTTGAATACCCTGCTTGAAAACCAACTAATACATTTTCTTGCCCATCTAAATTGGCATAACCAGCTTGATTACCAACAAAAGTATTTTTAGACCCTACTGTATTGGTAAAACCTGTCTCCATCCCAAGAAATGTATTATAATCCCCACCTATATTGGCATATCCAGATTTTTTACCTATAAATGTATTTGCATACCCAGTAGTATTTAGCCTTCCTGCACAATACCCAACAAAAGTATTTTCTGCACTGGTATTAACCCTCCCAGCATGGAATCCTATAAAAGTGTTTCCTGACACTGTTCCTTGGGTATACCCTGTACTATCACCTATAAATGTATTGCAGGAACCTACTGTATTTGTATAACCTGATCGAAAACCTATATTAACATTTTCATTACCAGAAGTATTATTAAATCCAGCTTCTCCACCAACAAAAGTATTTTTTCCAATGCCTGCAACATTATAACCAGCCCGATCCCCAATATATACGCCATAATCCCCAGGATCACCATTATTTAAGGCATCAGGGCCTATTGCTGTATTTCTTGTACCGGAACAAATTTTTCCAGCACCAACACCTACTAAGGTATTATATTGACCACCGACAGAGGTTAATCCTGCTTGGTAGCCAACAACTGTGTTATAAACACCAGATGTTCCACCTTTTCCGGCCTGATATCCAAGGAATGTATTATATTTTCCAGTAGTATTTGAATAACCAGATTCTATTCCTATAAATGTATTATATATTCCTGTGGAGTTTGATGTTCCTGCATCATGCCCTAATAGGACATATTTTGTTCCATGAAAATCTGCGTCTCTGTGAGAACCATCATTTTTGTGAGAGATCAAGGATAGACGATTTAGAACATCATCCTTCCCAGGCATATTTGCCCCTACAAGGCACTCAGTGTAAATTATACGTTGATCCGCCAATTATAATTCCTCCTCTACGGAAAATGAGACATCATAAATCCCATCCATTATTTCTATATTTTTAAATGAATTCTTTAAAAATCTTACAAAGTATGTTTCATAAGGATTGTCTTCCTTATCCAAACACATCCAAAATGGTCTATAAGATCCACCACAGTAATTCCTTATTTTGCTCAGAGTCCCAAATGTGGGGGTGTCTATTGATGGATATTCAAAACCCCATCTTTGCTTCGTATACTTATGGTAAACTTTTCTTTGCCCCTTTTCAGATTCAGTTACAATCGTGGATGATTCTATTTCTTTATGAAAAGGGTATTGAGGATTCACAGATAATTCATCTCTTTTCCCAATAAATACTTCTTTTATTTTAACAACCTCTGATAATTTAGTTCCATCTGCAAATAATTGCCAAAAATTGTAACCAACAGTAGGACTAAAAAAATTAACAGAAGTCCCTGTACTTCCCAAAATTGGAAGTGGGTAAGTTGCTGTAGTTGGGGGATTTGTATCCCCAGCTTTTACATAGAGCGTTCCAACATTCATATTGTGAACAACAATAATACTGTCTATGAATACGGCACTGCCCATTGTAAAAAGAATATTTACAACTGTCCCTATTGGGGTTATAATTCTATCTGCACTAAAGTAGGATTGTAAATTATTATCAGCAATTTTAGAAGTTCCAAAATCTGAATTTGTTGTTCCAAAAGTTTCTGTTATTGCTGAAGCTGTTTCACAAAAATTCTTATACAGCCAGGAAATATTACTCACAATAAACACTCCATTAATTTACCCATCATTATATTTTGGTAAAATTCTGTCCAGTATTTTCTTTTATTTTTACCAATAGTTTTAGAATGACAAGAAGTTCCTAAAGTTATTAAATTTTCTGGGTCATTGTTTTGTTTATTATAATCAATATGATGAACATGAAGCCTATCATGTATTTCAATACATCCAGGGTACTGACATTTGTAATTATCACGTTCTAAAATAGATTTCTTTATTTGTTTAAATTCTATTGGGTATTCTTCAAAGGATTTACCGTTTTGCCAAGAGGGACAGTTTTCCCCAGAAAATCTATCTTTTCTAGCATCTCTCATTTTTTGTCTTGTTTCTTCTGTAGGGGATTTTCCAAAATTAGGGTGTTTTTCACCAGTATACTTCCCCTTTTTTATTTCTGATTGTTTTCTTCTCGTTTCTTCTGATAAATGTTTCCCTTTCCAATAACCAACCCTGCCTTTATTAGCTTCCCTCATTTTTATCAAAGTTTCTTCTGAATAAATATTTTTTAATCCTTTATTCCAGGGGATTGTCCCCTTTTTAGATTTCTTTATTTTTTGCCTTGTTTCCTCTGATACTGTTTTACCTTTTCTATATGCTAAACTACTTTTATCTTTTGTTGCATGTCCTTTAATATATATAGGAATTCCATTATATTTATGCCATTTCTTTACTTCTATTTGTCCACCACAACCACATTTGCATGTATGTTGATAATATTGTGTTTCCATAAATTATCTCGCCTCACGAATCATCGTTTTGCCCTGCCCATTATTCCGAATATTATCCCTGATTAAAGGAATAATTTTGGATCTGACCACCCGCTCCATATCCGAACTATCCATTGACGAAATATTAAATGATAAACTTACATTTGAAGAACCCCCTCCACCGCCTTCAGAAGCCCCTCTTCGGTAAGCATCAGACTCTTTCTTGTTTAAAACAATCTCTCCTTGATGTAAAAGAGCGGGTCCCGTTTCCCTAACGCCCATTAAACCAGTCCCTTTTTCAAAACCAGCGATTTTTGAAGCAAATCCAAGAACAAGACCTAATGCGGCAGCACCAGCACCTATGGCTAAAAATGGGCCAACAAAAGGTATTCCAGCAATTGCTTTAAATGCTGCGGCGGCAGCTTCATAAGCATATATAGTTATTCTTTTAATAGCCCCACCTACAGCTATTGCAATGCTTTTAATAACAGAAGTGGATTCTATTCCTAATCTTTCAGCTTCACCTTCAGCAGTTACAGCAGTCAGTCCTTTTTGTATAAAAATTTCTGTTGCTAACATTTCCATCTTTCCAACTAACCAATTTGCAACCATATTAGAAATTACAGAGAAGAAACTTGCTTCTATAGATTTCAATATACCTTGCATCCCTTCACTAAAAGTAGCTGTTCCATCTAATATACTTTGAAAAGCGTTACTAAATCCTGTTCTTAAAGAATCAAAAAAATCTTTAAAATAATCCACCAATCCTTTGATTTGCCTCTTCTTCATCATTTCTTTATATTTTTCAAACCCAAGTTCCATTTTTTGCCAAAAAGTACCATTTTCAGCTATATGATTTTGATAAGCCGTATGTAGTTCTTTAGGGGACATAAGAGTTTTTTGGACTTTTTGATTATTTTTTTCAATCATACCTAACATCTTATCATATTCTAATAATGCTTTATCCATTTCTGCTATTTCTTTCCCATAATCTTTTATATAAACATCTGCACCATAATTGGGATATTCTGTTTTAGCAACTTCCATTGCCACAGGTATTGCTGCGGTTTCTTTATATTTTTTATAATTAATTTGTAATTTAGCAATCATCTTATCTGTGTTATCTATAACATTGTTTATTTCTGCCCCAGTAGCGGCAAAAGCATCAGCGGTATCAAGGGTCATTTTACCCATAATTAACATATCATCTTTCATTAAATCTGCAAAACCAGAAGAAAAACCATGTACAGTTTTAAAAACAGATTTTAAAGTCTCCACTCCTGGAATTGCTGAAGGAAGCAATTCTACCAAGAGTTTCCATCCCTCAATAATTTTATTTATTATTCCAACAATAATAAATAAACCACTATAAAGCATTGTTGTTAAACCAGCCCACACAAATTTTATACCCAAAAATACTAATTTTATACCCAATAAACTTTTTTCTAAAAAAGAAACTGCTCTTACTATTCCAATTAATGCTTGTATAAAAACATCTGCAAAATCTTTTACTTCCACTTTACTATTTCGCAAACCCTTAGTCATATCACCAAAAACAATACTAAAAGAAGATACTATAAAATCTGCAAATTTTTTCATTTCCCCACTTTTAAAAGCTTCGCTTAACCATTCAACTATATTTTTTAATGCATCTCTTAATGGAGCCATTGCCCCACTTTCACCGATCTCTCTAATAAATTCTTTGAAATGATTTTGCATTCTAATCCATAAACCAGACCAAGTTTTACTTATAGATTCAGCGGCCCCACCAAAATGTTCCTCTATTGTTTCCCAAAGAGCTTTTGTAGCGGTTGCGGCATCAATCATTGTAAATTTTAATTTTTCTTTAGCTATGCCTGTTTTTTTAGAAATTTTCTCAAATATTTTGGTATAAACAGCTTCATATCCAGGAACAGCCCATTCAGCTAACTGCCTCAATTCCTGCCCTTCCAACCTACCCTTGGCCTGTATCTGTCCCATTGCTCTTGCTATACCTACCATTGCTCTGCCAGACTCAGGTAATAAAGAAGCTACGTTTACCAAATTTTCCATCATTTTTGTTGTTGGTTCAAGTCCATAAGCCTTCATCGTTACAAAAGCTTTGGTAACTTCTGCAATAGATATAGGCATGTTTAATCCCCAATTATTAAATCTATTAAAAAATTCCTCCCCTCTACCCTTTGTCAAAACATCCATTGTTACTTGTATTTTTTCAAATTCAGCATTTATTCCAATAAAACCTTTAACAAGTGCCCCCACTCCAAGAATGCCTATAAAACTTAAAAAAGCGGTTTTCAAAGAAAATATTGAATCGGCCATAGCTGTTAAAACAGTCCTTCCTTGTAAAAAAACTGAGGAAAAGGCCCCCCCCACAGTTTTTAAACTAGAAGAAATATTTTTGAAAGCACTCGTTAGGGAAGTATTTACTGCCCCAAATTTAGGCCCAACAGATTGTACAGAAGAAGAGAATTTTTTTACATCTTCAGTAGCATCTTTAACACCCTTACCATCATATTTGGATTTTATTGTTAGATTTAAATCACGGTTTGTTACGGCCACTTTTTTGTTTCATCTCCCTATTCTGTTTTTCAATTTCAGAATTTTCATGTCGTTTTATCTCAGAATTTATAATTATAAATGCTTCCATTGTCCTATTGTCCTGATCTAATAAACCACCAACTTCGGGTAAACATCCTATGTCTTTACATAAAATATATGTTTTTATAAAAAAATCAGAATCATAAGAAATTGCCCCTATGGGGCATATATGATATCTGTACTTACCACAAGTTAAATTAAAATTAGATTTTTCTTTTTTAAAACTATGTATATGAGTTGTCTTTACGTCTTCTATATACTCAATTTCTTCTTCTTGTAATTCTATGCTACAATTTCTTGAAATTTTTTGTTCATCGGTACAAGAAGTACACTCCCATGTCTTGTCTAAAAAAACCCATGAGAGTGTACTTATTAGTTTTTTATTTCTGCATCCTTCAGCCTTGAAACATCTAAAATAGCTTCAAGGATTTCTTCAATGAGTGGATGTGGAGCTTCATCATAAAATCTTTCCACATCTGTAATTTCTACACCTGTATCCGAATCAAGAAAATTAGAAACTACTTTAACATTATCTGTGAATTGTTTCTTTTGTATAGAGAGAGCATTACTGTCCCACTCCCCACGATTCCCCGGTCTCTGAAAGTATCTTGTACGTTTAGCATATTCATCCGCATCCCCACGTGACATTGGATGAATTGTAACTGTTAAAGGATTACTATCTTCTCTATTTCCTGCATAGGCAGGTACAAATGTAATCTCTCCCTTTGATACACTTTTTATAGCCATTTAAAAATCTCCTAAGTTAAATTGTTTAGTTAAGCCCAAATCCCACGCAACTATCTGTGTTCACTAAGAAGACACGAAGATCAAAATTTGTGCTCACAATTGCTTGAAACGGCATTTCTACCACGTTTTCTTCCATGCTGTCTACACTTGGGGCATTGCCCGTGTAATATATATTAGGACATCTAAACTCTAATCTATATAGCCCATTCACAAATGCCATATTCATGGAACTTGGTGTACCTGCCAACCACTTATCATATTCTGCTCGTACCCATAAATCAAAGGGCGCTGTATAAGAACCAGTAACAACTCTTTGTCCATTAGGAACTACTCTTCCAAGTACATTTGTGCCTAATGTCCAAACTTCTTTTAGTGAATTGTCTATAGAGATAGAAAAAGCTTCTAATGTTACTTGTTCTGTTCCACCCGCCCCAGCTTCATTGATACCGAGTTGAAAAGTTGCATCCTTCCATTGAAAAGGAGCCATTGAGGAGAATACAGGAACTCTTGCTGTCCCATGTGCTTTTGATATCCTAGCAACTGCATCAACTGTACATTTCATTTCTTCGCCAGCAGCACAAGAAAAAGCTAAAGATTTTATTCTATTTCCTAAGAATGGATAATTTCTTATGGTTCCAGATGTATCCTCTCTACCAATATTAAATGTTAATCCAAATACATGCCCAGTTCCTACTCCTAAACCTGTACCAGCGGCTAAATTAACATATAAATTATCCTGTGGAGTAAATACATGCAAATAAGTCCCTGCACCAGAGTAAGTTCCGGTGCTTACAGCACCAAAAACATGCTTCAATAGAAGTCCTAAACCACCTTTATCACCACCAGATTCAGGGTATACCACAAAATCTAAACCGCCCTCGGCTTTTAATCCCATTTGACGATATCTCTTAACACCCCTGTCTTGAACCCCAGACCTACCAATTTCTGTCAAAAATTTAGCTTCATTTGCAGGAGCCATTGATTCTGAATCAAAGTACATTCCACACCTGAATAGACCCGAATCAACGCCCCACACTTGGTATTCCGTACCCATTTGGGTCCCTTCCTCCGAAATCTCTATGTAACTGTTATAACCTTGAGGCAATTAAATCACCACCTTTCTGTTAAATGTAAAAAGTATTAAATTTTTCATAAATAACCTCCTTAAAAAGTAGAAAATTGACATAAGTATAAAACTTATCACTATATATTATTATACCTTGAAATGCCTAAAAAAATAAATGATTTTTGGTGGGAAGATAGGATTTAAATAAAATTAAAAAAGTTTAACCCAATTCTTTACATTTTCGTGCAACAATATATAAAAACATGCTATTTTCAATAGTTTCCATAGTAATTATAGAAAATCCAACATCCTCCAATAAAACCTTCATTGCTTCCTGAGAATAAAGACAGGAATGGTAGTCAAAAGATTCCTTCTGTTCCCCAAACATAAGCTTTATAAAATCTATATAGGGCAGATTCCCTTCAGCATATCTTTTAACAATTTCTTGCATATTTAGTGTTTTTATAATTATTTCACCATTTAATGCCATCTGATCATAAATCTTGACAAGAAATTCACCCACAGCATTAAATCCTATATGTTCCAATAAATCTTCAATTAATATAAGATATGGTTTTGTTGTCTCTGTGGTCAAATTAATATTAAAAATATCTTTATCTTTAAGACAAACATTTGTGAATCCTTCCCTTTGTAGTGGAAATACTGACATATTTATTTTTAATTTATATTTGTGTATATATTCTAAAAATCTTGAATGGGTTTTCATTGCTTCTGGGTGTTCTCCTTGAAAAAGTTCAGTCCAACTTGGTTTACCAAATAAATGATTCCCATATTTTTCTTCCACACCTTTTGGATCTTTATCCCAAGCTAACCATACATTTTCATACCAATTTTGCTGTTGTTGAAACCCTGGAGTCCCAGTTTTAATATAATAATCTATTTTATTCTTGATCTGTTGGTCTGTTCGGACATAAGAGTAATGATGGAAAAAAATATCTTTAGCGAATACTGAAGGAATATCTTCTCCATTTTCCAAAATGGGGAGTGTGTGTATATTATACTTGATTTTACCACAAATATTCAAGTTTATCAATGACTTACGCCCTGTAAATTGTTCCCAAACTCCTTTTGAGACATGCCCAAGGTCTTTCCAAAAGTCTAAAAAGTTAAATTGCCAAGAGGGTATTTCTGGGTTAGAAAATAATATATGTTCAACCTCTCTAAGATTTTTTCCATCCCAAACTTCATCCGAATCTATACACCACATATAATCGTAACCATCAAGCATTCCACAATATACATTACGTTGATCAGTTTTGCTTTTGAATTCTTTACTAATAACTACTATTTTCTTTTGTGGATCTTCCATTTTTTCTAATATTTCTAAAGTTTTATCCTTGGAACAATTATCCACCACAACAATTTTAGAAACCATTCCATATACACTTCTAATAGATGCTTCTATAAATTCTTCACTATCCTTTGTTATATAGCAAGCACAAATTGTGGGGGATTTAACAACTTTCCCTGTACGAATCCATTTTTGCTTAAATATCTCATGATTCCTGCCAAAGTGTTCGGCAGTTGGTCCACCCGTAAAAGACTTCGATTGATGGTGGTATAAAAGTGCTTCAGCACAACAAATATTAATGTAACCCAATTCTTTTGCTCTTAGACAAAAATCTGTATCTTCAAAGTATCCAGGGGAAAATACCCTGTCAAATCCTCCAAATTTATTCCATAAATCTTTTGCTACCATAAAACAAGCACCACTTATTACATCAAAAGTTTGACTTGTACAAACAGTGGGGTCATTCTTATCCTTTCCTATAGCAAAATGTATATAATTCATTTGCTTAGGTTCCCAAACCAACCCAAAATGCTGCACCGTATCGTTTGGATATAATAACTTTGCCCCGACTACACCAACATTTTTATTAAATTTGTATACATCAAGCATTTTCCTAAAACTTAAAGGGTCAATCAATTCGGTATCACTATTTAAAAACAAAATATATTTTGCCACACTTCTTTTTGCCCCCAAATGGCAGGATTCTATAAAACCTTTGCTTTGTTGATGATGTACAATATTTAATTGTGGGAATTGTTCAAGATAATGAACTGTCTCTGCATTACTTCCATCATTTACAATTATGATTTCGTATAAGCAATCTTGAATCTTTTGTAAAGATGCTAAACATTTATCTACATAAGGAAGAGCATCTTTTATGGGAATTATTATGGATAATTCAGGTCTTGTTAATATTTTTTTCTTAATTTTGAATGACATTTTATAAAATCTCCTTTATAACATTATAAATATCTTCAGCTTTTATTGCTTGCATACAAGGTGCAGGATTTATATTTCTTGGGCAATAGTAAGAATGTGACCAACAAGGCCATTGATTACAAGTAGATTTTCCACCATAAATAGGATATATAGTATTATAGTATTTCAAACGACATTTTGGATCTGACCCCCCAAAAATTCCCACTGTTGGTATCTTAAAATGCCCCGCAAAATGCATCAGCCCGCTGTCTGGTGTTATCATAGCATCAACATTTTTAATAATTGCTACAACTTCTCTAATATCATAATTTCCAGCTAAATTTATTATCCCCTCATCTTTAAAACCGAAAG